TTCATGGGACCAACGTTTTTTGCCGTAGAACGAGAAAACCAACAAGACGTGGAGGTGTTTCCCATTGAATTTGAGTGTCAGAGATTCAGGGATCCACCACCGTGTACGAGATTCGGTAAGCTGTCCCTGTCCACGATGATTACGGAACTCACGGAGAATAGGGAACGAAACTCTATGCTCGTGGGACTGATTAGTCGTATCGCGAAATCCACGAGACAGATCCTCGTGTTAAGTGATAGACGCCAACACTGTATGATGCTTCATCAGTGTTTCCCAAAAAGGTCGGGTCTTTACATGGGTGGCATGAAGGAGGCTGATCTCGCGGAATCGAGTACAAAAAAGATAATCTTTGCTACTTTTAGCCAAGCACACGAGGGCTTGGATATACCTTCTCTGGATACAGTCATTCTTGCAACACCGAAATCGGATATCGTCCAATCCATCGGTCGCATCATGAGGGAAACAAAAGGTAAGAAGAATAACCCTAACATATACGACATATTTGACCAATGGTCTGTGTGTCACGCGATGTATAACAAACGACTTCGTGTGTATAAACAGGGTGGTTTCAAAATGCCGAAGATGAAAGAAGAAGAACCCAACCAATTCGAAAAAGGTGAATGCCTTATTAAATTTTAATTCATTTTGCCATTTGTGTAGTGTACGAATGGTAAAGTGAACAGTTTACTTTTTAATAGAGTCCATCGCGGCGAGCGCGAGAACACCCGCGATAAAGAACAATACGACATAGTTTGTCTCTGTGTCTTCGGTCTCAAACCCTCGTGGCACCGATCTTCTTGGTGGAGATCGCACCTGAGGAGCCATCAGAGGTGGCTCCTCTTCGATGGGACAGTACCCTATCATTTATACTCTATGTTTACAAATTTATTTCGACTGACTTTTTCTTACGACCACGTTTACTCTTGGTAGCCGTGGAGACCTTCACCTCCTTGACATCATCATCTTCTTGTGCTTCTTCTGGTGCTTCGACTATATCAGAAATTGCATCGTCGTCATCATCATCAATAGTTGGGATTGGTTCTGGTGCAGTCGTTGACATTGGAGGCGCTGGTGGCATCATGATATTACCCATCAGACTCGATATATCCACACCTGGTCCCTTCATTTCATACTGACCGGAAGACTCCGATGATGGCGCGGGTGGTTCCGCACCACGTGGATTTGTATTCTTCACAGCATCAACCATGTTTTGTACGAGTCCGGGATTTTGTTTCAAAATATCATTCATATTAGGCATGACAGATTTGAACATGCTATTCGTCAAGTGGAACATCATCGCAGAACCACCGAGCATCATGATAAGTTTTATTTCTGGTGCAACGGCAACCTTAGACCTATATTTAACGTAAAGTTCCTCAAACACTTCATCATAATCATCAACTGACTCCATCACGTTCTCGCTCCATCCATCAAGCTGAATCTCGAATGGATTGTATTTCTTGTTTAGGAATTCAAGCCCCGTACAGCATGCAACAAGCATGCGCCTAGAGAATTTAATAGACTTTTCAACATCTATACTATAGGTAATTCTCTTTACTTCTGTTCTTAAATCATCGACATTAGAATACACATTAAGTCGCTTATTTACAGCAAATCCCTTCTTTTCGAGTCGACTGAGCTTGTTCACCAGATCACTCTTTTCCTCGTCAATTGACTTGTATCCAGGGGAAGGTCTCTCTTCTTCCTGCATCGCGTAGTCACCTTGGATGTATGGCTGTTCTTCCTCCTCTTCCATTTCACCGTAGTCAACTGGATCTTCGGTATACATCGGTGGCGCACTTTGTTTCGTTGGATTCGCAAACGCATCGATGTTTTCCTGAACCGCGGATTCCATGGGTGGGGGCGCCATTCGATTCGTTGGTTTATACACAGTGGGTTTTGGTAATACTCTAGAGCTTCTGGGACGTGGAGCTTCGATTTCTATCTCATCCATGAGAGCCTGTTCATTATCATCGAGCTTCATGACATTTCCCTGACTTCTATCGAGTATTATCTCTCCGTCCATTACTCTGTACTTTGAAACTAATTCAAATTCTTTAACGCACTTTATAAAAAATATTGCATACATAATAAATGATGAAACTCAACGCCACAAACCGAAACACCCTTAAGGCGATTGCTTTGATATGCGCACTCCTCTCGGCGTTGATGGTGATGTTCCCCCGACGAAGAAGTGGTTACCAGCCCAGACCAATCAATCTTGAAGTCGCCCCCGAAGGCGCGGTCGAATCCATTTTTGATTTGGAACACAAGATTGAATGTGTACCAGGTTCGAAAGAATCCGCGTACTACACCAAGTCGTTGACCCCAGGTGGCATCTGTGGCGACCAAGAATTCGTCAAGAAAAGCGCGGACGCGAAGATTATCGGTGGAATCGGTGGATCTTTAATATAATGTATTAGTAATGACTACTGTGAATACGGTTCGGCAAGTTTTACCAGATTTTGAATACGAGTATCATACCATCTCGGTCGATACCATCGGTCAAGATAGCAAAAACACTTTCACTGTGCACTTGACGCAACCAATCGAAAACATCGTACAGGCTCGTCTTTTGGCGGCTCGAGTCGATGCATCAGGCTCCAATGTATGCCATATCTCAGTGGATGAATTGAATACGAATTATTCCCAAAGAACGTCTAATGTGTACGGTGGTCAGGGGGACATGACTGTACTTAACAGAGGGTTCGGTACGGTGATACAGGACGGGTCAAATCCAATCATATTTAAGGATGATTATGACGTCACCACACAATATATGACTCCGGTGAGAAAGGTTGATAGATTGAGTTTTACACTCAGAGATGAAAACGGGGTCACGACAAGTGATGGCACCGATAACTTTTTTATTTTCAGATTTGTTTGCAAGAATAAGAATTTGCCCTTCATTGAATCGGGGCGCTAGGTACGTGTATTTTTTACCTTTATGTATTATAAATGTCGGCGGGAGTCGTGCAATTGATAGCCATAGGCGCTCAAGATGAACACATCATGGGTGAACCTGAGATATCATTCTTCACGTCGACATTCAAACGGCATTCAAATTTTTCACAGTCCGTAGAGAAACAGCTCATGCAGGGTAATGTGAAAAATAACGCTATGACACCCGTAAAATTCGACAAAACTGGTGATATGCTTGGATACTTGTAGACCACAGTAGATGATAACAATCAATCTATAGACATAACAGACTGGACCCAAGTGATAGATAAAATTGAACTATACATAGGGGGGCATCTCATCGATTCTCAAGATTCGGTATTTACGGAGAAAATCGCTATAGATACATTTGCGCAGAATGTGTCTAAGAGCTCAAACGGCCCACAACCAGGTATAAGCTCTAAATCATACTTTTACCCTCTTCGATTATTCTTTTGTGAGACTCCTCAATGTGCACTCCCACTCGTGGCATTGCATTATCACAACGTAGAAATACGTATTCACTGGGGGAACGCGGTCGGAAACTACAATTATGAATTGTATGCGAATTATTACTATCTCGACAACGAAGAGCGCGGAAATATAGTTTCTCGTAACCACGAAATGCTCATCACACAAGTACAAAAAAACATACCATCGGGTGAATTGGATCAAGAACTCATATTTAGTCATCCAGTTAAATATATCGCCTCTTCGGATACATCATCCAATGGTGCACTTACATCCATATCAAATCGAGTTAAGTTAAACATAAATGGCCTCGATATAGGAAACTTTAGATGGGCGAAACCACATTACATAGACGTCATGGCATATTATCACACGAATTATGTGACTTCCCCGGATTTCTTTATGTATTGTTTCTGTCTCTTAACAAGTTCTTTACAGCCCACAGGTACTTTAAATTTTAGTCGCCTCGATAACGTGAAAATTATAAGTGAGACTTTACCAATCACACACCCTATATATGCGGTTAACTATAACATTTTGAGAGTTGAAAATGGCATGGCCGGTTTACTATACGCGAATTAAAATACAATAGTATATTAAATGGTTAAGAATTCCGGTGTGAATCAGCCTACTGATATGGTGCGCCTCGGGCGATACGTTGATTCAGAACAGCCCAGAAACTCCATTGTGTTTAATGCCTCAGAAAACAAAATTCGTGATATCAAACACAGCGGATTATACATAAGTCCAATACGTAATGCGAGTGCATCGAACTTACTTGCGTATGATTCGATCACGAAGGAAGTCGTCGATATAGGAGGCACGAAACTAAAACTCGACGAACTACAAGTAAAAAATTTAGACGTGTTAAATCTCACGACACTCAACGAAGAACACGTGTATACACCTGTATTAGAAATAGGTGAAGGGTGTAAAACCACAGAAAACGTGGGTGTAGACATGCACGGTATAAAGCTCATGCACACGAAGAGTGACGGGTGTTTATCTATTAATGCGAACACAAAAATAGATGGGCCCATCGAAGCGACGCAATTTGGGGGGGAGGG